CACCGCATCTGTCTTGAACGCCACATCCAGATCCTCTACCTTCCAGCCGCCACCCCCGAACAGCGCAGATCAGTGGGGGAAGAAGTCGCAAGACTCCTGATCAACGGAGCCATCACCCATGCCGAACAACCCGATTCAGACATTCCGTGCAGTTGAACCAGCCAACTGGGGATTCGGCGCGATTGCCACCCTTGCCTCGCAGCCGTTCGTCCTGTACTACGGCAACGCTGGACAAGCTCGAACCAACGGTTCGACCTCCGGTACCACAGTTATCACTGCCCCCTCGCTCACGACCCCCCTGCTTGCTTCGAGGTTCCAACCGTGGACCATCCGCAATCAGGACAACCACTTCCCGGTCAAGGTTCCGAACGCCTACGACCGGCTCTACGTCTTCCCGATGTACGTGGTTTCCACCACCAACTTCGTGCTGTCGGGCGAATCAGTTCCCACGTCCTTTAGCACTGCCTCCTGGCCCACCGGCTACACGGCTCCAATCGTGATGCCGTTCGGTAGGTTCCCGCAGAGCAAGGACAACTCTCCGGTTGGGCCTTCCACGATTCGTTGCCTACCTCGAGACCTCATCCTGAAGGAAACCCCCAGCGCGTCTACTACTCCGGACTTCTCGAACGAAGGAATCTGGACTGCGCTTCCGCCCTACGCGACCTTTTGGCCCACCAACAACGCTCTTGCTACGACGGTTGGTAGCTTTGGAGCCCCCGTCTCCACTCCCCGAAGCACGGCAAGCGCAGTCGGAATCGGTGCCGGATACCAACTTCCTCCGGATCTTTCCGTTGGTGCCAACACCACGGCAGGCAGTGCCGTTACAAACGCCGCTAGCGTTTTCGCTGCAACCCTCAATTCGGCAAGCTCGGTCTTCGTTGGCGCGGGCCTCGAGTTCTCGACCATGGGTTGCGAAGAGATCGTTGTCAGCCACTTGGCTTCGGCAACGAACTTGCCCGTCGTGACAATGGATGCACAGACTGGCGCATCATCCGTTGGCAGCGGCAAGATCCACTACTTCCTGGTTGGTGTTTTCCTGGGGTGAATCATGAGGCGACGATCTCGAGCACAGCCCATGGCGTGGATCACGGTGCGGAGCTACCGCCCCAGGATTGTGCCGTCGCTTCCGGTCGGTGACTTTACACCCGACCCGTTCTATATCTACTCCGACTCGACGCTCTCGTACTACGAGGGAACTAACCCGCACAGCAACACGATGAAGATCACGGGTGTTGATTCGTCGATCGACATCCGGTTGGTGCAGACCTCTGGTGTTGCGGCAACGGTGTACTACAAGATCAGCTCGGGTCGCCTGAACCCAGGGGATTACTCGGTCAACCCAGGTTCGTGGACTGTTCTCAACTTCACGCTGAACACAAGCGCGACCATCACGGTCCCGGACAACTACAACTTCGGATTCGCGGCCGACCTTTCCGTCCCTGGCGCGAACGTCTACCAGATCCAGAACGTCTCCGATGCCAACATCGTGCTCAACACGTTCACGCTGCAGATGTTGCCAGCGGGCTGGGACTACGGATTTATCTTCTATCCTCTTGGAACCAACCGAGATTACGGAACCTTCACTTCTCCTGCTGCCTTCAACGAAGACTTCAACGTCCTCTAAGGATCAACCATGCCTCTACAGATCCGTCGTGGAAACAACAACGATCGACTCGCGCTTACTCCCTTACAGGGCGAGCCGATCTTCGCCACCGACACCAAGAAGCTGTACATCGGCGACGGCACCACCGCCGGCGGCGTCGAGGTCGGCGGCGGCGGCGGAGTTCCACCGATCACTCAGGCATACGCAGTTACCGAAGGCTACGGTCTCGGCGATTTCCAAAGCTACATCCAAGGAGCTGCATACGTACGCCCCGTGACCTCTCAGACTTACGGGGCGTACGTTGATCGCGCCGGAGCTCTGGACGTTGGGCTTACCGCCACGGCTGTCGGTGGATTTGGAATCTCATCCACCAACACCGCCAGCCTCGGCGGCTTCACGCGCATCGACGGTATGAACTACCGATGCGCCGCTTCGCAGCAGTTGGTAAACACTGTCACTGCCGTGGTTCGTGTGCCTACCCTTCCTACAGCAGGAAACCCATTTGAAGTGGGTGTCTGCTTCGGAGATGGCGCCGACTTCCACTCTCAGGTCTCTGGGTACGGAGTTACAGGCATCGCGGTCTACATGACCAAGGATCTTTCCAACTGGACCGTTCGATACACAGGGGTTGATGCCGAGATGTCAACCATCAGTTACGTCGACTTCAGCACTGGTGTCCTCAAGAACGCGGCGTGGCGCACGATCCAGATCCTCACGCAATACAATGCGGGTGTGATTACCTACACCATCAAGATCGGTGGGGCAACGGTACACACCATTACGACCGTAACCCTAATGACCACCTACAACATCGACATGACCTCCTCTAGCTTCTTCGCGCCCCATGTCTGCATCCGTTCCGGCGGCAACGGTGGCGCAGGACGAGTCGAAGTCGATCATCTCAGCATCTTGACGGAGGTCACGCGATGAGTTGGTACGCATACGTCAACCTGACTGAGAACGTCGTTCTTTTTGTTCGGGAACACGATGTCCCCCCGACTCCGGCTCCGCACAAGATCGAGCTTCAGGCCGACGAGTTCCCGGACAAGGGCTGGACCTACGCGCCCGGTGAGACCCCCCGATTCAAGCCGCCCGTTGTTCCCCGCGTGTGGACTGCGTACCAGTTCCTGCTGCGGTTCACCGAGGCCGAGCTCCTTGGGATTCGCACGGCGGCGAACACGGACCCCATCACCTGGCGGTTCCTCACGCTGGCCACTGCCGCACAGGAGATCGTGAGCAACGATCCGCAGACCGTGGCCGGCATGGACTACCTCGTGTCCGCCGGTCTCCTCACCGAGCAGCGCAAGGGGGAGATCCTCGGATGACACCGGAGACGAAGCAATCCTCGCAACTGGTCGCCTCATGGGCACAGTTCGTCGCGATCTGCATCGGCATCGGGACCATCCTCCTCCACATGGGGAAGAAGGATCAGCAGCTCGAGACAACCACCGAGCAGGTCAAGGAGCTGAGCAGCATCGTCTCGGACTTGGCCAAGGCCCAGGTCGTGAGTACCATGAAAGACCAACAGACGGACGAAAGGTTGCGTGACCTTGCCGCCCGTCTTGACCGCCTCGAACGGAGCAAGCAATGAAGGGCAGCTGGAAGACCACCGCCGTCGGAATCCTCACCGCCATCGGCATCATCGCGACCCAGGTCTCGTACCTGCTTGACACCGATCCCGAGACCGTGTTCAACCTGCAGGCTGTGTTCGCTGCGCTTGGCGTGGCTGGCATCGGGTTCTTCGCCCGGGACAACAACGTGAGCAGCGAGGCAGTGGGGGCCAAGTGACCCAGGGTTACGACGACTGGTACTCGGAGAACTCCCCGTGCTCGAACGCATCGTCGCACAGATCACGATTGCCCTTATCTCGTGGCTGGACCGTCGAATCCAAGCTGGCAACAGTGCGGTTGATGCTGATCCTGACCGGGACACTCTTGCTCGTGGCGGTCAGCGCATTCGTGACTGGATGCAGCAGCAGGACCGTCTTCGTGCCGGAAGAGTCTCCGATGCGGACGGGACCCAACAGCGCGATCAAGGTGTACCACCGGATCAACGGTGAGTGGACCTTGTCCCAGAACCGGATCACGATTCCAGAAGGTTGGTACCTTGTTCCTCCAAGCTTCGTGAAGGAGTAGGAGGATGAGGTGGAGATCAACCGGAGCCGGGATGCGCGGGACCACATGGGCTTCCTCACGATGTGGGCCTACGACGCCCATCGCAAGAAGCGCTTCCCCCTCTGGGACAAGCACGAGATCCTGAGCGAAGCCTACCTCCATACCGACCGGCTCCTGGCCACGGTCTACGACCCATCCAAATCCACGGTCGTCACCTTCCTCAAGTCGTTCCTTTGGGGCGCCGTCCACTACAGCTACTGGACCTCGAACGGATTCCGGTTCACGTCGTCGGGACCTCGCTTGAAGATCCCCGTGACAACTGATACACTTTGTGAAGACATCTCGGTCGAGGTTCGGATGCACCGTCTGGAGATCCCCGACCTGACCGAGGAGGAATGGACCATCATACGTCTACGCCATGACGGGTACACCATGACCCGCATTGCATCGGTCCTCGGATTGAAGTCCCCGCAATCCGTGTACAACCGACTCGTCAAGATCAGGGACAAGTTCACAGGACAGGAACAAGATGCCACCCGAAACGACACCGCTCCCCCTCCCGACTGACCGTGCCAGAAGCGCCCGGCAGTACCTCGAGTCCGAAGGCCTCGTGCCCCGGATTCCCTCCATCCGCTCATCCGACTACAGCTCCGCCCTCTCCGATCCCTTCGGCTACTACATCCGCCGCCGGCTCGGCCTGATCCCCGCGCTCTCCTACTCCGAGGCCCTGTCGCGGGGCTCCTACTTCCACACCCTGTTCGCCCTCTACGACCGCGATGATCGCTGGCAGATCTTCAAGCGCCAGTGCTCTGCCCGCCTTGCCGAGATCAACAACATCTGCAAGGAGCTGCGGATCGCCGAATCCCACCGGGCCGACGCGATCCAGAACGAGCAGATCGACCAGGCCTACGCCTCCGCCTGGTACAACGCCTTCGAGAACCTGCCCTGCATCAACAACCAGAGCGCGCTCGACACCCTCTCCGACAACTTCGTCAAGCTCGGCGCCGAGGTCCGGCTCACGTGGATCGACGAGCGGTTCCCGAAGACCCGCCAGGTCGCGCAGTTCGACCTGCTCCTGCTCAACCGCAAGACCAACAAGCTCTGGATCGTGGACGCGAAGACGACCGCGTCACCCCCACTGATCCGGTTGTCGACGGTGAAGGAGGAGTTCCAGACCATGCATTACCTCCACGCCCTCGAGTGGTTCTTTGCCCGGGGCCTGCTTCACAAGCAGTACAACCTGGCACAGGACGTGCAGCTCGGCGGCATGATGCACATGGCTATCCTCAAGCCGTCGATCCAGTTCGGGCAGTCCGACCGCGACTTCCACTGGGAGTCCGACGGCAAGCGCACCGGCGTCTCCGGCCGCATCATGCGGTCCCCCGTCCACCTGCAGGAGTTCGGCGAGTACGTGATCAAGTGGACCAAGAACCAGCCCAGCCCGGAGCCGTGCTGCGGCACGATGGAAGAGTGCCTCAACGTGCTGCACCAGGTCACCGGCAAGAAGCCTGAGAAGATCTACCAGGGCGAACCGTCGCTCACGAACTACATGGCCAGGTGCATGCGCTGGTACCGGGGTGAACTTGAATACCTTGACAAGGCTCCGGATTTCGTGAACGACCCCCCGATCAATATTTCGTACACTCATTCGTCGGTGATGCTTGACAAGGATTGGCGCATCGACTACCTTTCCCGTGTTGCCATGATCTACAACCTGGCAACCCAAGAGGCGAACCCATGCAACTTCCTGAAGAACATCGACGCAATCCGGATGGGGTCGAAGCTGGCGAACTACAGCCCGTTCTACCTGACCGAGCCGAAGGACTGGCCGGCGCTGGTCCAGACGCAGCAGTTCCTCGTCGCCCATCGGGACGCGGGCGAACTGCCAAGCGAACCGGAACCGCACGAGTTCGACGGGATGATCGAGAGCCTCGAACCCGAACACCTCACGTGATGTTCGAGGACGAGTACGTCCGCCTCGTGATCAAGCCGAAGATCGACTTGGTCCTGGAGGACGGCGTCGAGTCCATCGGGGATCTCACCGCCAAGTTCAACAAGGTGTTCGAGTGCAAGGTGTCGAAGTCCCGCATCACCGAGTGGCTCAAGGCCATCGGCTACCGGGTGACCCGCACCGTGCAGATCGACCGGCCGAACATGAAGCGCCCGCCCGCGCCCGCGCCTGTGCCCGCGCAGCGCAGCGAGTACGACACGTTCGAGACCGTGCACCGCCAGCAGTCATTCAACTTCCCGGCACCTACGTCTGTCTTTAGCAACGTACGCATGCCGGGCTTCGAGGAGTAAGCCATGTCAGTCACGACAGCAGCAGGAAAGCTACCGCAGCAGCGGTACTCGGGCCTTGGATTCCAAGGCATCAAGATGGTCCATCCGCCGGAGAAGCTCTTCGGCCTGATCTGTGGGCTGCCCGGCGAGGGCAAGTCGCAGTTCATCCAGAGCCACCCGGACGCATGGGTGTGCAACATGGACTGCACGTCCACGCTCGGGGATCCCCAGGCATGCGTGTGGCCGGGCATCAACCCGCAGGGTCAGCCGATCGACGTGAATGGAGAGCCCCTCGTCCTCACGTGGGAAGCCATCCAGACGAAGATCGACCTGCTCTGCAACCTCGCCAAGAACAACCAGCCCCGGCCGGCCACCGTGTTCTTCGACTCGCTCGGCACGTGGATCCCCGTCCTCAAGGACTGGATCACCCGGTCCAACGACAAGAAGGACTGGCGCGAGATGGACGGCCGCCGCTCGTGGGACCAGCTCTACGACATGGTGATCGATTCGTGCCTCACCTTGCGCCGGTACGGTTACGGCGTGTACATTGTGTGTCACGTGGTCAACGCCAAGATCCCCCTGGGCGACGACCGGTACGTCTTCAAGCCCGAGCTCACGATCACCGACGGCTTCTACAAGCGGCTCTACCCGCTGTTCGAGTTGGTCGCTGCCGTGTCCTCGGAGTGGGTCACCGAGCAGCGTGAGATCCAGCAGCCCGCCATCGTCAAGGACGGCAAGACCGTTCAGCTCAAGCCCAAGGTGGTGACCGAGAAGCGCAAGCGCCACCTGTTCTCCGTCGACTCCGAGACCCTCTCGGGGATCACGAAGCACCGGGTCAAGATGGAGGCAGAGTTCGAGTTGCCCGAGTCGTACGGCTGGGCCGAGTTCGTTCGCAAGTACAACACCAATGCTGGGGCGTAACCCCAGTCAACCCTTTCAGGAGTGTCAGAGTCATGGCAAACAGCAAGATCAGCGCAATGTTCGCAGCCCAGAAGCAGGCCTTCGGTGACGCCAATCCGGACACCGGCGTCGGCGGTCTCGGCGAGTGGCCCACCGAGGGTGAGCACGACTGCTACGTGCTCGGTCTCGAGATCAACGAGAAGGCCACCTACCGGTTCACCACCGATCAGGGTCAGCAGGTCGAGCTCTCGGCCACCGAGTTCCGCTTCCGCTACCAGCTCCTGAACGACCAGGTCAACCCGGACAACCCGCTCGTCTGGGGCGGCGCACCGTTCACCTTCCCGGACAACGCCGGCGCCGTCACCGCAGAGGGCCGTCGCACCGGCCTGCAGATCGAGCGCAACCGCTTCTGCGGCCATCTCAGCACCGTCCTTGGAACCAAGGTGGGAACGGCTGATGGTCTCGACGTGGCCGACGCGATCGAGAAGGTCTCCAACCTCCTCGGCTCGGACAAGCAGGTGGTGTGCACCGTCCGGTGCCAGTACCGCAAGGGCAAGGGCAACGCCGCGACCAAGGTCTACAAGACCGAGTTCCTGCAGAAGCTCCTGTCCGCCTAACACGCACCCCCACTGATCGAGGGGGTGGGGCCTACAAGCTCCACCCCCTCCACACAGTCCTCCTCACGTAGTGGCCGGGGGTGCATCCGCGCCTCCCTTACCGGGCAAGTGTGACTGTCTCCACTTGAAAGCGCAGCGATGGATCGTTTGCACGAGCCCCCGGCCAACTACGAGGAACACACAACCAACGCCCGATTGACGGATCAGGTGTCGACACCCCGCCTCTGGAGTCTTCCAGTGCCGCTGAGGGTGAGACACTCGGGGTTCAAGGAGATGGGGGTGACAGCACCCGTTCCCCCCACCACCCACCCTGGGTGTTTCACCCTCCCGTTACTGGGAACACCCCACCTGCTGACATACCCAGGTGGACGCCACTGGCTGGTTACGACGTTGGCCCTGCCGGACGGATCCATCCCCGACGATCCGTTTGCCAATGAGCCGCCCCACACTCGCGTGGATGGGGCCCTCTGCAAGGGGCACATGACCTTCTCCTCTGCGGGGAAGGCCTACATGATCAACGTCGATATCACCAGGGCCACCCTGAAGGGCATGGCCGCCAGGGTCCTGGATCGTGAGCCCGAGTCCAGGATCCTGGTGCGCCTGCTCCCTCGCTTCTGCCTGGGCGCCGTCCGGTGGTACCGCCAGCAGGGCTGCCTTCAGTTCTGGGCCGCCATCTAGAACGAGCCGAAGCTCTCGAACGGTTTCCCCGTCTCCTGTGCCATCACAGCCTGCTGCTCTGCCGTCAGCGGCAGCGTCCCGATCTGACGAGACTGCATCCTCTGGCGGGCCGTGTCCGCCCCCATGATGGCCTCCGCCGACACACCCAGCTCCGGTGCCCTGCTGGCCGCCAGCTGCTGGAACTGACCTCGGAGCTCCGGGGGGATCCGCTCAAGGATGCGCTCCGTCCTGGGCACCAGCCGGTTCTTCATCGCCTCGTCCAGCTGGTCCTTGCTGATGGTCAGCTCGATCCCGAACCGCCGCTTGAACTCCTGCTTGACCCCCTGCATCTTCGGGATCTCGTTCGCCAGCAGCGCCGCAATCGCCCGCCGCCGGTACTCCACGATCTGGTCCCGGTTCTTCAGCAGGAACGCATCGAAGTCCGCCGTCTGCTTGAACGTACCGAAGTCGACACCCAGCGCCTTCGCGAAGATCTGGCCCGTGCCCTGGTAATCGATCAGGGTTCCGTCCGCCTTGTACACCGGCACCCGCCCATCCTCTGTCTTCGTCTTGAAGTCCACGTAGGTCTTCTGCAGGGAGCCCGGCAGCCCGAACAGCGGACCCTCCATCAGGTTCGGCATCATGCCCATCACCCGGGCCGCCGCAATCCCACCCGGCACCAACCTCGGCAGGTTGTTCTGGATCAGGTCCCGCTGCCCAGGATCCAGCGCACCCCGGATCAGGTTCATCGGGATGTCCACCACCGGCGGGATCGGCACGTACTCGTTCCCGTCCTGGAAGAACCGGTCGCCTCCGACCGCCTGCGTCAAGCTGGCCCCGAACAAACCGGGGCTCAGGTCCACGCCGAAGGTGTTCTTCCCCATCTCGTAGAAGACCGCACTGATGCCCATGCCCCGCAGGAAGTCCTGCCCGATTCCCTTGAAGACACCGCGGCCACCGAGCCTCGGGCTGTCGTACGCCAGCGTCGTGACCGACCGCAGCGGGAAGCTGAGGAACTGGCGGAACAGCGGGTTGTTTGCCAACCGACCGAACGGGCCTGCCCCCTGGAACGCCAGCGGCGTGTTCAGCGTGTTGCCGCCGAACTGCGTTGCGCTCACCATCTCGTCCACATCCCCGATCATCCGGTAGTACCCGGCCGACCCGGGCTTCACATCGATCTTCGCACCCCGGTAGATGTTCTCGACCGCATGGGCCGCCACGTTGCGGTTCATCCACTCGGCCTTCTCAAACATCTTCATCGGGTAATCGAAGAAGTAGCTCTCTCGCCTTCCCACCCTACCCAGCTTGTCACTCTGGAACGAGATCGTGTCGAGCGTCGAGAACGTGTCCCGTCCGATCTGCACCAGGTTCTCGCCCTCCATGTTGGAGAACTTGAAGTGCTTCCGGATCAGGCCCTGCTGCTCATCCTCGCTCAGCGCCCGCACCCCGTACTTCCCGACGCGCTCCGTGACGTACTCGCCCATCTCCTTGAACGCCGAGCCGTACGCCTTCATCACGTTGCCGAGTCCGCCGTACACGCTCGCATACAGGAGCGGCTGCATCAGGTTCATCGTCACGCTGCTCAGGTTCAGGCCGAGGTGCGTCACATAGAAGTACTTCGCCAGCTGGCCGCTCATGCCCTTGGCCTCGCCGAACGTGAGCTTGGCGTTCGCCATCTCGTCGAGCCGGTCGTACATGCCCTGGCCCCACTTGCCGGCGCCCTTCATCGCCGCACCAACCGGTGAATCCAGCACCGCCCTCAACCCCTGCTTGCCCCGGATCAGCGCCATGTGCGTGGCCACATGCTCGACCTTCTGCACCCCCACTGCTCCGCGCAACATCACTTCGAGCGCTTCCTTCGCGGCATCGTCCTCCAGCAGGAAGTGCTGCCGGTGAAACAGCTCGGCCAGCGACTGGCCGCCCGTCATCAGCGAGGTCCGCTTGAACGATTCGTCGAGCTGCTTCAGCTTCTCGGGGTTCGCCAGCCGCATCGAATCCTGGACCGCCTGGCTCAGCCTCGGCATCTGGTCGGTGGTCCGCACGAACATCGAGTGCGTCACGCCCGTGTCCCGGAAGTGCCGGGCCAGCGACTCCTGCGCGTTGATCTTGTAGACCCGCGCCGTCTCGCCCTTCGCAATCAGGGTCTGCACTTTCCGCTCCGCACCCTTCAGGACCTTGAGCCCTTCATCGGTTGCGCCGTACTTGCCGAACACCCGCTTCAGGTCGTCGGGATCGAAGCGGCCGGCCGAGCTGATTCTGTTCAGGCTCGAGCCCGTAGCCACCAGCGCCCGGCTCCTGCGCTGCTCCATCAGCCGCGCCACATCGCTGGTCCCCTTCATGTCGATCAGGTTCCTCGGCAAGTACGAGCTCGCATCCTGACCCTCGACCATCTGCCGAAGTGCCTTGAGCACATCCTCCTTCGGCACCCGGCCGGACGCGATCTGCGCCGCCAGCTCCGGGCCCATCAGCGTGGCCGCCATCTCGGCACCAGTTCCACTCAGCGCACCCTTGCCGCTCAGCCCCATCCGCAGCCCGTCCCACATCCGCAGCAGCTTCTGCTCGTCTGCCACGAACACGCCCTTGGCTGCGCTCTCCGCCTCGTTCCCGAACAACCTCATGCGCCGCTGATCCATGGCACCCCGGTACGCATCCCGCAGATCCGTGAGCCCGTTCTGCGCCAGCATCTTCTCGATGTCGGCCGACACCAGTGCGCCCTGCTCCTTGGTCTTCACCTTCTCCAGCCGGAACACGCCGTTCTCCAGCCGCTCCTTCTTCGTGCCCTTGAACGGATTGCCCGCCTTGTCGTACGTCCTGATCCGCCACATCTCCTGCTTCGTCTTCTTGTCCGCACCGCTCAACGACGCCCACAACAGATCGTTGAGATCCTCCGCCTTCTTCTTCAGGGCCGCACCCTGCACCTTCTCCGGGTTCAGCGACTCAAGCCCGTGCTTCTCCAGCACCTTCTGAAGCGCCGGGCCCACCCTGCCCAGCATCTCCTTCTCCATCTCGTCCACGCCCTTCGTGAACGCTTGGACCGCCGGCGTCAGCGCCGTGCCCCGGAACAGCTGCATCGGCGCCAGGAACCCAAGCGACCCGAGCAACCCACCCTGCTCCTTGACGAACGGACTGAACCGCTCGCTCATGTCAAAGATCGCTCGGCCCGTCCGGCTCAGCGCCTGGCCAGCCACCGGACTGGTCACCGCCATCAGCAGCACGAACGGATTCGTGAGCACATCGATGGCCGCATCAGTGACCGAGTTCCTTCCGACCCGCTCCTTCAGCCTGGTGGTGAACAGGTCCCGTTCGTTCGGGCTCAACCCATCCACATCCACCAGCGTCTGCAGCGCACCACGCACCGTCAACTCGTTGTCCAACGCCTGCGTCAACAGGAGCTGCGGCTTGTCGTAACTCGCCAGCTGCTCGAACGGTAGGTTCATCGGTACCTGGCTCATCTACTCAGAGTATCACCAAAGACAAAGGGCCACCCATGACAGGTGGCCCTTCGCAGGGGGAAAAGATGCTTGTTGATCAGACCTGGCTGCGCCAGCGCACCTGGATCTGGAATCCGTTGATGCCCGCCAGCGCGCTTGCGCCCACGAGCCACAGCGTGGACCCGGCCTCCATCAGGTTGTTCGCGGTCTGGATCGTGAACCCCGAGGTGGTTCCCGAGATCCAACGCGCCGGGAACGTGCCCGCTGCAGCCAACGCCTTCGCCGCCGTGATGTTCGTCTGAGCCGGAATGCCGGCGTCGGTCGGCAGCGCATCCGAAGTCACCTTGCAGAACCGGAGAGTCTCGTCCGCACTCGGCGCATCACCGAAGTACGCCACGATCGAGTCGACCACCGAGAGGCGGTCGAAGTACAGGATCGGGATGAACTGCTCGGTCGTGCCAGGAGTGACGGTCACGTTGGTCACGTGGAAATCGGACGGGTAGTACTTGGTATCGAGCGGGATCTGGCCGGCCATGGTTCACCTCAGTAGGAGTTGACGAGCGACTGCATCACGTCGGGAGAATCGGGGGTTCCCTGGGGGTTTCCAAACCCACCCGTGGCCATCTGGTACGCCACGCTCTCCAGGAAATCACTCCTCTGTCCACCGCCGATCACGACTGCCCCGTTGGGCAAGGGTCGTCCCGCCAACAGCTGATTGTACAGCTGGGGGTTCGCGGCCGCCAGCCTCACCATGTTGTCCGCCATCGCCCGCTGCAGTCTCTGCGCCTTCATCTGCTGCGAAGCCTGGTACCGCATCCGCCGAGCCTCGGCCTTCAGGTCCTTGTCGAACCCGGTGAACTCCTCCTTCACGGCCTTGACCCCTTCCCGGACACCACCAGCCGCCAGCAACCCAAGCGGGACGCCTGCGCCCAGCGCCATGGAAGGACTCGAGAAGTCCATGCCGACCGCCTTCGCGCCCTTGGCCACCGGCTTCACCAGATCCGCCAAGCCCTTGAATGCTCCTGCAAATCGGCTCATGACTGCACCTCGATCCACTGGTAATCCAGCCGCGCCATCCGCTCAGCCACCTCGCGACTGACCACCGTGGCCAGCCCCACCACACTCACGTCCTCGTCCTTCATGTACCGGGTCCACACGAACGTCCGGTCCTTCCTTCGCATCCGGGTGGTCCGGCTCTGGTCCCACAGGAACCGCCGCACATCCGCCTTCGCCTTCAGCTCCCGCCCCTTGACCACCAGCGGCGTCTTCGTCACGTTCAGTAGCACCCCCACTGACCCGCTATCAGTGGGGGTGATCTTGACAAGGGAGAACCCGCGGGCATTGTGAGACCCGACGATCTCGTGCGAGAGCTGCTTCACGTCGTCGATCTGAACCATTACATCCTCGCCATCATCTCCGCGATGCTCGGCCGGCTGGGCTGGGCCAATGCCGCCAGGCTGGCCTGCTGGCCACGAACCAGCGCATCCAGCGCCTGGTTGCCAGTGTACTGATTTCGCATCTGGTCAAGGGCCTGCTGCCGCTGGATCGCCGCAAGGTCCACCATCCGCTGCATGCCGCGGATCTGTTCCTTCATGGCCATGTCCTGCTCCATGCCGCCGCCCACGGCACCCAGTGCCCGGATGGCCTGGATCCGGCGCTCATCGGCCTCGTCAACCGTGCCACCCTTCAGTGTGTTCAGCAGCTCGTAGCCACCGTACACAGCTGCCAGCGGCCCAAGGAACCGCATCACCCCGGCCGCCTTGCCGATGCCCTTGGCGCCCTTGACGCCCATCTTCTTGGCACGTTCTTTGAGCATCGCAGTATCCCGATTGGGGTTTGGCTTCCAAGGACCCTTGCCCTTGCCCTTGGTTCCGTACGGATTAGGCAGTCCGCCGGCCGCAGCCTGCGCCGCCGCACCCGTTGTTGCACCAGCCGCCGAAGGTGTCGGAGGAGCCTTAGCCCCGAGCACTTCATCGACCGCAGTTGCTTCCGCAGAGGGTGCAGCCGGGCCAACAGCTGCAGGCGTTGGTGTGGGATTGACGACGCGGACTCCCTCGGGGGAAGCCTCGGTCAATGCCTGCCCGGCGATCCTTGCCTTCAGCTTATCGCGGGTTTCCTCAAAGGTGGCAAGCCTCTTCTTCCAGCCTTCGGTCAGGAAGACATTGCCTTCCTTGTCCTTCTTGGCGTACGGGATCTTCTTCGGCTTGCCTTCATTGGCGCCAGGACCGTAAACGGCGTCCGGATGAAAGCCGTTCTTGAGGCGGGTGATCTTGGTCTCCACGGCCGCAAGCTGTTCCTCGAAGGATCGCCTGGTTGCACGATAGGGAGTCGCCGGAACACGACCACCCTCAAGAGCAGCCTTCTCCACAGCAGCTCGTCGCTCACGACGGCCGGCAAGAAGAGCCTTGTCCGCCTCAGCCTGGCGGATGCGACGCTCGTACGTAGCCTTCGCCCCAGGATCGAGCTTGCCCTTCTCCTGCTTCTTGGACATCTCCTCGCGGTAGTTGCCGATCTTCTTGTCCAGGGACGCCTCGGTCCAACCCTGGTTTTCCATGTACGCCAAGCGATCCTGATCTCTGCTTCGGGTAAAGGTGTCCTGCATTGCTGCAGCCTTGCCAACCTGCGCGTCGACGTTGCCGAATCCCTTCTTGAGCTGGCCGTTCCGGAAGACTCGAGACTTCGTCCTCTCGGCCAGGGTCACGATGTTCTTGGTGACATCCGCACCAGGCTCACCCATACGGCCGATGCCGACGTTGAGGGGGACCAACACGCCCGACTCAAAGGCCTCCGCCGTAACCTTGGTCATCGCGATGTCGCGGTTCTTACCTACGGTCTCGAGGTAATCCATCGCGTTGGCGTTGCCCCGGATCTTGGCCCAACCCTCGGGGTTGTCGTCGATCCAGCCGGTGCGATCGTCGCCCATCACGTTGAACATGCCCGTCTCGAACATGTGCCGAACGCGGATCTCCCGGGCCTTGGCGCCCTTGGCGTTCGACTTGAGACCAGCAGCCTTGAGCTTCTGCTCGAGCTCCGGCGGATCGCTCCACCGATCCTTGGCGACACCAGGACGCGCTTCTTCAGGCACGTTCGCCGGCCGCTCACCGCGCATCACCTTCTCGACAGACCCAGCTGGAATCGCCGAAGCCGTCTGCAGCGCCTCCTTGAAGTTGCCGTTACTGAGCTGGTTCTTCATCTTCGCCAGAGCCGCCTTCTCCGGCTCCGTGAGCTGATCGATCTCCGCCTGGCTCAACCCCAGTCTTTCCGCAAGGCGGTCACGCTGTTCAAAGCTGATGAACGTCTCGTCCTCAGTAATGAACCCGACTTGGTTGGAACCTTTGGCAGTCGTTTCAAAGTAGGGCTTAGCGCCACCACGAGTAAGAAAGCTGTCCGCAACAGAGCGCTGCGAATCTTTGGCTTCTTTCTCCAGCAGCTCGACACTCCTGCCCTGTGCAGACTTGGCCTCGTCCTTGGTCGCCTTCTGAGATCGGCGAGTCCCACGGGCCTCCTTGCGGGCTGCGTCGGCAGCCTCGTAGGCCTGCGTCTCGGAAACCGTCATCAGTGCCGGCGGAACCGCATCGTCCAGCGCCTTGATCTCTTCAACGGTCTTGCCCTGCCGACGAGCTTCACGAACCTTGGCCAGCGCGTCGTTGCGGGCCACCCGGTAGTTGGCCTCGTGCGAGTCCGCGAGGTTGCGGGCATCAACCGGATTGAAGTTCCCAGTTGTCGGATTGGGAATGGTCTGAACGTAGATGTTCTTGAAGACACCGGGCTGTCCAGCGACCTCGCCGCCAGAACTGATGCCCTCCTTCTTCATGTAGTCCTGAGCAACGCGAAGCAGATCAGCCTGATCCGTGCCGTTGAGCACGATGCTGACCACTTCAGTCTTCCCGTCTTTACCAGGCCTGGTACCACGAACGTAGGCGAACACACCCTCGGTGTTCGGCTGGAACGTCAGGCGGTCAGCCGAAGTCTTGGGACCCCGAGTCCTCTTCTTCGGTGCTTCGGGCGCGGGAGCCGGCTTCGCAGCGCCACCCTCCAGATTCTTCTTCGCAGCCTCAAGATCATCGGGCGTGGCCTCGCGCTCAGGCGCGGGAACCGGAGAATCTGCGGGCATTGCCGGCGCCGCCTTCAGACCTTCTTCGATTGCCTTGAAGTCGACATCCTCGGCCTCCCGAAGGTTGACCTCGTTCAACATCTCCATCAACTGCTCTCGAAGCGTGGGATCCTTGACCGCCTGGATCTTCGTCTTCAGGCCGATCTGCCGATTCTTGGCAGCCTTCAAACTAAGCTTTGCCATGGTTAGCCTCCCACCCGGCCGATGAGATCAGCCAGTCGCTGGTCCGCTTCGTTCAAGCCCTGCAGGCGTCCACGCGCAACTGCCTGACCCTGGATCTGACCGATGTCTTCCCCGATGTCCTCGATGCCCAACGACAGCGAACCCATGCGCCCACTGATGCCGCGCATCATCGAGGTGAAGTCCTCGGGCCGCAGGTACTGCAGGTTCGGATCGCTCTCCGTCAAGAGCCGGCCGATCTGGTTCAGCTCCTCGTCGGTCATGCCCATCGAATCAAGGTCGCCCATCAACTGCTGCAGCTCGGCGCTCTGGCCCATGCCGTACGCCAACCGTGCATTGCGGCTGACTCCAACCCAGTCGTACTTGCTGTGATCGACAAGCTTGCCGCCGAACTGACGCATGGTCTGCTGATCGCCGACGACGCCTTCGATCGCATCCTGGATCCTGCCGACACCTGCAAGGCTCTCCTCCAGGATTCCCGCTTCTGCCGACCGCGGATCCATCTCCGCGTACTGCTGCAGGAGTCCCGCCCGGTTCTCGCTCATCGACTCGAGGCCGTCGAAGACCGCCGCGATCTGCTCGTCGCCCATGCCCGCCTGCCGCAGCTGAGCCACGCCCTGCGCGATCTCCTGCTTCAGCTGCTGCTGGCTTGCACCGTTTGACGACCGCGCCTGCGGATCCAGGCTTGCCAGGATCGCACCCTTAGACACAATGTCCGACATGACACGTGCCGCCTCCTCGCGCTTTCCAGGCTGAAGGCCGAACGCATCCCCGTTGAGTTCGATCGCGTTGTTCGCAACCTGAACCGCCATCACGCCACCGTTCTTCATGAAGGCGGTGGCCTTGGTCTCCGCCAGCTCGGGGCTTCCGACGCCGGTTGCCCACTTCACCAGGTTGTCACCGAGGATCCGGACGGCCGCGATTCCTGCTGCTCCTGCTCCGACCGGCCCTCCCGCAGCGACACCTGGACCGAACTGGTCGGCTGCCACGCGGGCCAACTCCGGGATGAAGCCGCCCTCACGGGCATCCTTGAGCACCGCGTAGTCGAGTCCCGCCTTCATCGCGGCTTCGGCCTGCGATCGGCGCACCCCCACTGATTCCTTGTATGCGTTGAGCCGGGCGTCGATTTCGGCCACCCGGTCGTCCTTGAGGCCACGGGCCATCTGCTGGGCCTGTTCGCTGGCACCGAGCATCTGCTCCAGGTTGACCATATCGCCGCGCATCTGGCGGCGACGGAGCCGGGCTTCCACAAGACGGGGATCGTTGTCGACCATCGCCGCGATCTCGGCTTCGTTGCGGCGCATATCCATCTCGAGCTGCTGCATCTTCAGTCCGACCAGCCGCTCCAGGTTCGCCTGCTCCCGGTCGAACTCCATGCGCTGCCCGAACTGGGAACCCTGCTGCGCCATCTCGGCCTGGGCCATGCGCTCCCGGCTCTCGTTCAGCTTCCGGTAGTTCTCCGACTCGGCCTGAAGGCCGCGCTCGAACTGCTGGCCCTGCTGCAGCATCTTCTGCTGCTCGAGACCCATCTGCTGCTGAGCCAGCTGGTAGTCCATCTTGGCCCGCTGGTTCGCACCAGCCTGCTGCAGGAAACCCTGCGAGGCCGCGAGCCCGCCAAGGAACTGCTCTGTGTTCGACGGCATCCGACTCATGAGATGGCTCCGAAGTTAGGCACACTGATCTGGTTGATGCCCGGCGTGGTCGCGCCCGCGAGGTATCCGGTCAACCCGGCGAACATGCTGACGAACTGCCGTGGGTTCTCCTGGATCATCTGGGCCACCGTGGTCCGACCCTGAAGCTCCAAGACCACCGACTGCTGCATCGCGCTTGCGTACGCCTGCTCACCCATCATCCGGACGTTCGTCCCCAGCTCCATCATCTGCTGGTTCATCTGCTGGGACTGCAGCGTCTGGGCTCCGAAGCTGGTACCCATCTGCCCCCGGAGCTGGCCGCCGGCCATCGCCGTCTGCGACTGTGCACCCATCAGGCTCGACAGGTTCCCGCGCATCGACGCCATGGTCTGGTTCATGTTGCTGTAGATGCCGGTCACCGTCTGCGTGACCTGGTTGCTCACGTCCTGCATCATCGTCTGCTTCAGCGCCGCCTTCTGTCCCGGATCCACATCGAGCATGTCGATCTGCGACATCTGCTCCTGCGCGTTCCGACGCATCCCGAACGCCGCATTCGCCGCGTCCTGGGCGCTGGTGTCCTTGAACTCGCCGATGGCCTGCTCGTAGTTCTGGGTTGCCTGGGCCGCGAACTGGTTCGCCTTCGAGATGTCCTGATCGACCCGCCCCATCTGCTGGTCGCGGAACGCCTTGAACTCGTCGAAGCCCTTCTGGCCCTGCTGCTCAAGGCCGCCCGCGAGACCCTGGAGCGCGTCACGCTGCTGCACCCCCACTGATTGCATGGTCCCGATGCCGCGCTGCAGAGCGTCTTCGTACTGGCCGATCTGCCCGCTCATCTGGTTGAACTGCTGGTTCATCGCGCCCTGCTGGTTCGCCATGTCCTGGCCCATCGCGCCAGCCAGCGCCTGGTCCCAGTTCAGGAAGCCCTGGTCAATCCTGCTCTGGCCGATCTGACGGGCTGGACCGTTCGACGAGCGATAGGGATTGCCGGGCTGCTGGGCAGTCATGCCGCCGGTGTAGGGCTGCCACTGCCGGTTGGTTCTGGTGCCCTGGGGCTGCTGCATCGAGACCTGCTGGCCCGCCCTTCGGGGCTGACGCTGAGGCTGCGCTCCCTGCATCGGGGAGTTGGGGAGAAGGGACGACACGGGGTCGTAGGACCCGGGTCCGAAGTTTCCGAAGTTGCCGTTGAACTGGCTCATCAACTACCTCTGATGTTCGTGGTCCGTTCCACCGACGTAATGCTGCCCCGCACGATGCAACCCAGCAACCTGAAGTCCAGGTCGGGACACAGGATCCGGATTCCCGGGTTGAGCGAGGTGCCCTTGACACCGTACCGTCCGTCGGAAGCATCAGATCCAAAGGCAGCGTACACCACGCCTTCGTCATCCTCCACAGACGCATAGAGATTTCCATTCGTATCCTTGGTCTGGGCTGTGGCCACCGGCGCAGCAGCCGTGCCCGAGTACACCAGCCCGGTGTACCTGTCCAGCGGTTTCGTGTCCGTGATCGAGTCGTTGACCGGAGGTCCCGACACGTCGGTGAACGCCGCCCCGACGCTGCTCACCACCTTCATGCGGAACAGGTCGGCGTTCGAGAACACCATGCCCTGCTCCGTCGCAAGCCCGAGCGGATGTCCGACCCACTCGAACGGCACCGGGCTCACCACGAACACGTCGCCGGCAACCGTGCTCGTGACCCACGGGTACACGGCCGTGTCCACGTAGACGCCGGTCGTCGTGTTGTGCATCACCTTGAACTTGCGCCCGATGTTGGCCTGGTTCACGGTCGAGGATGAAAGGTACGCATACGCGAACTTCCACGCATCAGCAGGCACCACCGTACCAGTCGCAGTAGAGACGGGGATCCGATCACTCGTCCAAGCCGCAGACGCCACGAATCGCGAATCTCCGTTGAAATCCAGCGTCGTGATCCGGCGCGATCCGTTCCAGGAGGCGCTACCCCCACTGATCGTGCGCGACGCAGCCTGGTCCACGATGAAGATCGCGGGTCCGTCGAACTGATCGAATCCTGTGCCATTGGCCCGGGTCTCCTGGTTGTCCTGGAGGAAGAAGGCCCGGCGGCACAGGTCGTTTCCAAACTGGGCCCCGGTGAAGTTGATGGGCCAGGAGCCCTGGCACACCAGGTTGAAGCTGGCATCCTCGATCTTCGTCGTCTTTCCGGACGAGAACCACAGGACGTACGCCTCCTCCTGCACCGGGTTGTGGACGAACAGGCAGTTCATGAACGGGTCGTACGCAACCTGCACCTCGGAAAGATCGTTGCGCCACTCCCGAACGAACACGCTGTTCAGGTTTCGCAGCTCGTCAAGCTGGCCCTGCATGTCCACGCTCTTCAATCCGTGGCTCGTGACGTAGAAGGCCGCGCTGCCGACCGAGTCCACGGCACGGTGGTTCACTATGCCGTAGCCCTCGTGCATCTCCGTGACCTTGACGTACGGCCCGCTCTTCCGCAGGTGGTACACCTTGTCGCGGCTGATGCCGACCACGTTGCCGCCGACCTTGGAGAAGCAGATCACCTCGTTGCTCGGCACCGTGGGGTTGTACCGGTTGAACGGCGGGAAGAGCTCGGGGCTCATCTCCATCAGGCTCGACCAGCGCATCTCCCCGAGTCCGCGGTGCGGGTCGTCGATGCGATCCTCGTCGCTGGTGGACTCGATGGGGTTCTTGATGCGCGAGACCAGCATCGTGTTCTGGTAGAAGGCTGCCGTGCCGCCGTAGGGCATGTCCTCGTCGAAGACGCTGCGGTCCACGTACGGGCTCTGGTACACCAGCTGCTTGTCCTCCAGTTCGTAGAAGTACATCGCATGCCGGTTCGAGGTGGTCGCCGGGTCGAAGGTACGGCCCGTGCCATTCTTGCAAGTGTGGTAATCCTCGAGCCTCACGACCGCGTCCAGGAACGGGAGACCGGCCACCATCGTGCCGCCGGCATCCTGGATCTTGACGCTGCGGTACGCATACAGCAGGTCGTACTTGCCCGAGTCGTACACGATCTCGATGCCCATGTACTGGTCCTGCTTGACGCTGATGCTGTTGCCGCCCTGGGTCCGCGTCACCACGAAGTCCTCGCTGCGGACCTGGGCCACGGAGCTCAGCGCGCTCCTTCGTCCGGTCTTCGAGTCCACGAGCACGTAGCTGAAGCTGTAGTCGCCCGGCTCGAACTTGCGGGACAGGTACCGGTTCTCGGTGGTGAAGGAACCGACGATGCTCGACACGCAGAAGTCGCTGCAGTCGACGCGGTGCGCGACCACCTTCCACAGGAACTTCTTGCCGTACGGCATCCGGGCCTGGGGCCAGAGGCTTGCAGGCTCGAAGGAGCTGGCGGTGATGTCAGTGGCGACCCGGTGCTCCACGAGGGATCCGCGGCCGTCCTGCACCAGGTACACGTCGAACAACATGTTCGCCGACAGCGAGTCGCCGTCGGTGTAGTACGCGGTCCAGTCCAGCTTCGGCGTCACGCTGACGCTCGTCTGCCGATTCGCCGGCGTGAGCAGCTGGATCACCAGGTTGTCCGCGGTCTTCCCGTCTGGCGTGGCGCTGCAAAGTCCGACCGCAGGGTTCGGATGGCACGATCCCGGGGTGCCCGGGTTGACGGCCGCACCTGCCGCCGGGAAGGTGTCCTGGGGGCAAAGACCGGAGGTCTGATCCGGGAAGTTGTTCTCGTTGGCGTAGGGGTCATCGGAGACCAGCACCACCTGTGCACTTGCCGGCCTATCGTTGTCGACAACCGTGTAGGTGCCTGCGGAGATGCCGCGCTCCGGGCTCGTCAGCACAGGCTGCTTGCCCGGCCCAGGCACGGTCCCGCTTCCAGAGGCGCCCACGATCACCTGGTTCAGGAACACCTTGTCGACGTAGGTCACCGTCAGCTGCGGACGGATCGAGAAGTTGGCCTGGTTCCTGGCCGCCAGGTACACCTTGGGGACCTGGTTGCTGCGGACCACCAGATCGACCTTGTCGGAGTTCGCGTTGTACGTCGAGTTCAGCCCGCCCTGCACCATGGTCTTCAGGTCGACCGTGACCCTGCCGAGGAAGCCCACCCCCACTGGTACCGTGGCGGAGACGCCGGCGTTGTAGTCGCCGCCTGGGGTGGTCCACGCTGCGGCGGACTTGCGGTTGTTCCAGGTGACCTCGGACTCGATCCAGTCGCCGTCGTTGGCGCCGGGATCCGTGAGCGGATTGATGGTGAGTGTGGCAGCAGACACCAGGTCGTTGCCGGACACCGTGAAGTTGAGCTGCGCGCTCTCGACGGTCTTGTTGGCCTCGGCGGCCGTGTTGAACCGGAGCAGAAGGTTGGTGACCGTGCGGACCTCAAGGGTCTGCGCCGTGCCTACGTTGGTGGTGGGCGTCGAGCTCGTGATCGATGCGTCGGCCTCGGCCTCGTAGGTCTTGGACCGGGTGGCCTCGATGTAGAACAGGGCCGGAGAGCGACCACTCGCGAACGTGTACACGAACCGGCCGGCGACCTGCACGTCGAACTGAGCGGACAAGCTGACGGCGTCCATCAGCTTGACGCACCTGGTCCACGCCTGGTTCACCGAATCCCAGTAGTCGATGAACACGTCGCAGGTGCTGCTTGCCGGACGACGGGCCCGGTACACGAAGCCGTAGCCGTAGTACTCCGAGCCGATGCGGAAGTCGATCGCCTTGAAGTCCACGATCCGGGAGCCCACGCCGTGGTTGGCCTGGTTCTTCAGCTCGTTCAGGACATGGATCTTCTTGAAGCCGGGGAACGGCTTGAGCCCGCCCTCGCTGCGGCCGTCCACACCCGTGAGCTCCGCAGAGTAGCCACGCTGGACCCCAGGCCTTTCGAGCCTCTTGTCCAGCGTGGTCTCCATCAGGGGGTACGGCCAGTCTGTCTTGATGTCCGGCATGGTTCACCTACCGAAAGTATCGGGCAAAGGAGCCCTGGGCGCAGCGGGTTCGCCCCATGCCCCGATGGGGCACTTGGCCTCCGGCATTCGGGCCTTGACGGTCAGCTCCGCCCGGGCGTTGTTGCCGCAGCCACAGGCCTTGCAGAAGCCGAGGGCGGCGTCGGGCGCGCGCTCGAGCCGGAAGCAGGCGTTGCAAGTCTCCAGCCTCATGCGGTAGGTCTCGTCGTCGACGGGCCCCCTTATGACCTGGCTGACCTCCGCCTTGACCCAGCTCGCCGCCATGTCCAGCAGCGACTGCTTGCGCTCCTCCTCCCGCTGGTGCCGCTGGTCCTGCTCCCAGAGGGCCTGCTTCTTCAGCATCTCCTCGTGTGTGGCTGGATCCTGGTTGGCCTCCTTCGAGGCCCTGGAGAAGAAGGAACATTGCCGGCAGCGCTCCTCGGTGGCGTCGACGCCGCCCATCAAGGGGTGCTTGCAGGTACCGTTGTTATCCCAGAAGCATTTCATGTGACAGTCGCAGTAAGAGACCTGGTGGCCATGCAGTACCTCTCGTTCCAACTTGGCCCGTAACAACGAGAGGCGTTGGTATCGCAGCCCTTGTTGTTGCCAAGCGGGGAGAGTCTTTCGTTGCCACAGTACACGGGGAAGTACGGGGACCCCGACGGGTTGAGCTCGGTGCTGTGGTCCCAAGAGTACTTGGTGCACACAGCCGTCTTGTCCACCGTCTCACACGCATTGGCGTTCGTCACGTTGGTCCCCATGCCCCACTCCACGGTGCCCGTCTGGATACCGAACCCGAGCGTGATGTCGAACGTGGACGCAGGAATCGGATTCGAGAAGGTGGCGCTATTGAACGACGTACCCTTGCCCACGAGCGAGAACTCCGGCAGGCAATGCGGTGTCACAGTGGTCGTGGTCGAGTAGCAGGACCCCCACGGAATGCTCGAGGGGTACGGCCTCTGTCCAGGGCAGTAGCCGTTGGGGCAGCACGGGTTCATCGTGGCGTCATAGACCCGGACGTTAGACACCAGTGCCTGGTCCCTCGGCGTAAACAGCAGCCTCGGCACGAAGCAAGTTCCACCGCAGGGGTTGGGTCCGCAGTACACCGTGATCACCGCGTTCGCACCTGCCTGTGCCGGCTTTCCTCCGTACGCACACGCACCAGGACCGGTGCCTGTCCCGAACACGGTGGCCGTGTAGTTGTGGGTCTCCTCGTACATCTTCTTCCACAGCAGCTCCGGCACGGTCTTGCACTCGCACTCGCAGTCGCCGAGCCCTTGGATGAAGTTGCACTTCTTGCAGTTCCAACCCCTGCACGGATCGGCCAACTGGTAACCCGCGGGGTAGAGCCCAGAATACGGATAGTTGAAGTTGGTGCAGGGGACGGTGCAGTTCAGCAGTCCGTCATAGGTGTTACCACCGGTGTACAGAGGGGGAGGCGTAATCCCCCCGACCACAATCTGGTTGCAGCCCTTGGGGTCAATCGTGCAGTAGCAGTTGGGTAATCCAAGACAGGCAGCCACGTCCTCCTCGCGGCAGCTCCTGCGCGGGAACCCGTACGTGTAGATGTTGGAGACCCGGGTGGCCGAGACCTCACAGACATCCGCCGTGTACCTGGTGAGGTTGGCGTAGGTGGGACCACAGGTGTTGTAGTCGCAGCAGCTGCCGCTCTTGGTCAGCGTGGCCGTGATGGTCCAGGCCGTGTAGCCCAGCTGCATGAACTGACCGCCAGGCCCGATCTCCAGCGTCTGGTTCTGGTAGTACGTGAGCACGATGTCGACCGGGCCCGCAGGCGAGGCGGACCACCAGCTGCAGCACGTCGTACAGGGACCGCAGCAGCAACCAGCCGTGACGATTCCGCTACTCATGGACAGGTGACCTGGAGGGGATTCTGCTCATGGAACCAGTACAGTCCTGCCTCATCGATGTACACGGGCACGATCTCCAGGTTGGGGATTCCCAGCCTCTGGATCACTGCACCCGCCGGGCCGATGTTCCCGCCGTTGTTGGGCACGGTGAACTCGTACTCATTGTACATCGTTCCCGACCGTCCGGCCCCTCCCACCTCGTTAAAGGTGTAAAGCCAGTACTTTCTTCCGTTGGCTGGCACCGTGCTCGGCCCAGCGGCGTTCACGATCTCCGCCTTGAAGACGCTGTGCGACAACCCGTATCCGCAGTCGCAGCCCTTGCCCCCGCCCCCAGGCTCGGTGACTCCGCACGAATCCGCAAGGCACTCGTCGATCCCGTAGTACTGGCCGTTTGGATCCTGCAGGCACTTGCCGCTCACGCACGAGTACCTGAGCCTCTCCTCCGGGCCAACCGGCGGCTCGGTCCCCGGATTGGGAACAGTGGGGGTGGGCGGATTCGAGATCAGGTTGAAGATCATCGCCCCTGGGTCGCCGAGTCCATTCGGGCCCATCAGGAACGTGTTGGTGGCAGGAGACGGCCCGGTCTGTGCCGACGCATCCCCGGGCGACGAGTACGCCGTAGCGCCGATCATCCGCATTCCCGGCACGACCGTGCGGACCTGGAAGCCTTCGATGAACCGCTGCGTGACCGGTCCCGCGAAGCTCGGGAGGATCAACTCGAACTCGCGGTTCGCGTCATTCAGTTGTTCCGGGTTGCCGCTCACGCCAACCGCACCCAGCTAAGGTGCGTGGCCAGATCGGCCGTCGGGAAAGTACCATCCCCGGTTTCGACTTGAATAGTGGCGGTGTGCGACGAAAGGCAGGCCACGCGGAAATTGGGGGCAGAGGCAGCTGTATAGATGGCCGTCAGCGTCAGGGTGACGAACCCGTTGCCGCTCGTCTTAGCGTGGGAGATTCCTGCAACACCATGATCCCGAAGAGTTGCCGTCAAGGCGTAATTACCGTTGTGGTTGGCCACCACTTGAACCGTGATGAGGTATGTGCCCGCACTACCAGGAGCGGCAGTGAGATCAGTCAGAGTTGTATCGCTGTTAGCCGTCAATGCGACGGGGGACGTGAGGACCGTTTGGCCTCTTGTCAAACCGGTGCTTTGAACAAGGCCTGTTGCGTCGGTTCCCAGCAGGTAGCTGGACGGCAGATCGGTGATCTTCACGCCGTCGTTGGCCTCGACCACTCGCTCGAACTGAGCCTTGGTTCCGCTGATCAAGGCGTTGAGCCTGTAGCTATTCGCCGCGCCTCCGCTGTCGCCGAACTCGCAGCCCAGGTCCTTGGTGACGCTGAACCAGTACAGACCGGCGCCCGTCGCGTGGTTCTGGTTCGACATCGTCGGCTTGATGCTCGTCAGGTTGATCGGGTTTCCAGCCGTCGCTGTTGTCGACACCGTGATGGCGCTGGCCGAGTTCACGGAAAGACCTGCCGAACTCAGAGATCCGGTCGTGGTGATCGGCCCAGTGGCATCGATGGCACCGACCCGAAGTCCTGACCCGTAGATCTCCACCCCCACTGATTGGAATGGGAATGTGCCAAAGAGGGTGCTTCGGATTCCCCCAACCGTTTCACTCAAGAGGTTGGTGAAGGTGAACTCGGGGCGGACGGGGACCATGGTCAGGTCGCGGTTGTTGACCCACATCCTGCCGGTGTTCGTGCACGTGATGATCTCTCCGGCAACGCTGGAGGCGACCGTCGGGGTCGGCGCAGCCGTCGTTGCAGGCGTGAACTTCTTGGGGATGATCGGGCCTTCGATGGTCATGATGTCACTCCGGGAGCTGGATGGCCTGGACCCGCTCGAGCAGGCGGTCCATCTCGTTGACAAGGACGAGGTCGGTGTGCTGGCGCTTGGCGTGGACCAACGGCTTCATCTCGAAGCCAGTGGCCTCGGTGTACTGGCGGATGTTGATCGGGTTCGGTGCAGACCCCCACTGACCTGGTGCCGAGAGCTCTCCGTAGAACCCGGCGGGGGAGTAGAACGATCCGCCCGTGTAGACGTGGGACGCCACCAGGCCCATGATCCCGTCGCCGGCCGCAGGGCTTGACGGAGGCCTGATCTCGGCGAGGAGGAAGCTTCCGGAATCGTGGAGGAAGAACTGCACGATCGCGGTGGCTGATCCGTCGGGCAGCATCGACTGGACCGTAAGGCGCTCCTGGGATGTCCCGGACACGGAGGAGTAGCCGACGCTCGACGAAACGGTCTTCATCCTGATGATCTTCATCGTGGAGTCGATCAGCCACATCGTGGCGTTCGGCGCCAGGTTCAGGAAGTCCACGACCTGCAGCGGCTCGAACGAGAGGGTTCCTTCGAGCTCCGACAGGAGAACGTCCGCATCCGTAGACAGTGGGGGTGTGGTGTTGACGCCGTACGGTGCAATGACCTGGGTGGTCTCGAAGGAGTCGGAGATGTTGTTGTTGGCGTCCATCCACTTGAACGCCGTCAGCTTGTCGTTCAGGTTGTTGGGCGTCCACACAGTCCCGGACCATTTCTGTGCGGGATTGCGGACTGCAGACACGGTGCGGCCGTAACAGTGGGCACAGGTGAACAAGTGCTTGCGGGTGATGGCCAGGAACGCCATCGGGTAGCAGTTGTTGTAGACCCACTTGTTGGCGGGATCGTTCGGGTCGTTGTACTGGAAGTAGGAGGCGCTCAGGTTGATGTTGGAGGCGTATCGCTTCCGCAGAGAGATGCCCTGCAGTGACCGGCGGTAGCCGTACAGCGGTGATCCTGGGTTCCAGGCAATCGGGCTTTCGACCACGGTGGAGCCACCGCTGTGCACGATGGTCTCAGGCCCGTAGAGCCAGAGATCCTGGGAAGCCGCCGAGTATGGGTAGCCGATGAGAGCCATTAGCTCCAGGTTCCTCCGTCGATTCCCCCGGTCGCCAAAGCTTCCACGTTGGTCTCGAGGCTTTCGAGGAGCGCGAGGATCTGGGCCTGGGTGGTCTGGCTGGCCACGTCCTCGCAGTCGCAGGCCGCAGTGCCTCCGACTCCGCCGCCGATCGTGGGTGTGCTGGTGGCGGCAGCAGGTCCGACGTAGAAGGCCGGATGGGTGTCGATGGTCGGGCTGGCGAAGTACTTGCCGGTGCGGCCATTCATGTTGGCCAGCGTGTCGTGCGACGTTTTGATCGCCTGCTTGTACGCCAGCATCAACGACTGCATGTGGGCCTGGTTGATCTTGCGGCCCACGCCCGCGCGCATGGCCGCGCTGATTGAGACCGCGTCGATCATCGGTTCCAGCAGGAACGGAACCACCTCGTAGCTGTAGAGGCCAGCTGCGTTGAGGAACGCGATGTTGGGCGTCAGCACCTGCAGGGTGGAGTCGTGGTTGCGGATGGTGATTTCGTCGGTCACGTTGCCGAACACGCGGACGTAGCAACCCTGGTAGGAGTTCGGGCGCTTGTCGATGCTGCCGAGCGTCGGCGTCGTGTCCATCGTGAACGTGCCGTTCGAGTTCAGGGAACCCGTGAGCGTCGAACAGTAGTGGCACATCACGTCGCCGCTCGGCACGAACACCACCGTGAATGTCCGGGTCGAATCAATGGCCGGCTGGAACACGATGGCGTTGCCCTGGATGGACCAGTTCGGACCATGCAGGTTGAACTGGTTTCGGGGCCGGAGGTCCTCCACGAACAGACCGGTGACCGCTTCCACGACTCCGATGCGGATGACCTGCGCGACCGCTGGCGGGAGCCGGTAGTGCGTTGTTCCGGGGGTGACCGTGATGTCGAAGGACGAAAGGATCTGGGCTTCCGACATCTGCGAGACGCGCGACATCACGTCGGTCATCGCGCTCGGCAGGAAGAACCGCACCAGGTAGTTGTCGTCGTACTTGGCGTCGAGATCCGGATCGTCGAGGTAATGCCGGACCTTCTCGCAGTACGTCTTGATGATGGAGCCTGATGAGTGCATGGTTCAGCTCGTGGAGATGATCTTGCCGGAAGCGGCCCAGGTCAGCAGTTCGCGCATCTGGTCCAGCTCGGGTCCCTCGTCCGGTACATCCTCAAGACTCAGTTTGTCAGCGGCCTCGTCCAGTCCCCTGGTCCGAAGCACCTTCTCCATGTCATCCAGCATGGTCTTCCGATCCAGCAGCGCCGACTGCTTGTCACTGTACTTCTTAAGCCGGTTGCGCTTCATCTCGTCAATCATCTCCGCCTCCGGCTTGCAGCGCCACAGCAGCCACTCCATCTCCGGAAGATCCGGCGGGTTCTGTCCTGGAGGACCGGAGAAGATGCAGAGCTCAGTGGCCACCGCCATTCCCTGACCGAACACCTTCGGCTTGATCGACCACTGCGCCAGACCGAACTTCCCGGTCTTGCGGTGCCGGTACACGAACAGGTCGTCCATCCCTGTCTTCTGCTTCAGGGCCGACAGCCAGGGGCACGGGGGTACCAACTCGAACCGCTCGGCCGACATCTCGGTTCCGAACAGTAGAGCCGCCGAAATCTCAGCTTCCGACATCGACATGGTTCACTCCAAAGAATAGGGGCCACCCCATTTACGGGATGGCCCCATTGTACCGTCTGGCTCAGGATCAGGCGATGTTGCCGGAGGTCGGCATGTACACGCGATCCTCCGTGATGCCAACGAGCTTCATGCCGTTGACCTGATCGGGGACGAGCTGCATGCGGATGCGGCCCGGCATCTGGCTGGCCTGGGTCACCAGGTTGTCAGAGCCGCTGATGGCGAACATCGGCAGCTGGTTGGTGCTGGTGCCGGTGATGGCGCCCGCGACGAACTCGAACGGAACGTAGGCGTCCGCCTGGCTCATCTTGGACAGTCCAGCCGGGCTCGGCGGGATGTACTTCTTCCAGTTCTTGCCGCCCAGCTTGATGCCGTAGAGGGTGCCGCCCTCGACGTAGCGCGAGGTCGAACCCTTGTAGGTCTTGCCCTCGAAGCTGAAGCTGAAGCCGTCGGCCTGGCCCTCGTTGGTGATCGAGGCAGCGCGGTTGGTGCGGTCGATGCGGTACTGACCGATCTTCTGCGCCTCGTACGCCGTCCACACGCCCTCGCTGGCGATGAGCGTGTCGATGGTGTTGCCGTTCGGCTCGAACGCCGAGTGAACGCGCTGGAGGTAGCGCTTGAGGTTGTACTCCGTGAGCACGCCGGCCACGTCGTACTTGAAGCTCTTGAACTCCGGACGCTCGTTCACGTCGATGAAGTCGACCGAGTCAGCCTCTGCGCCCAGCAGCTTGGCTCCGTCCGTATTGGTCTCGTTGCCGTTCTTGAGCCAGCTGTTGATGCCGGCGATGCCCGAGAACGTGTTCGATCCGGCATTGCTGCCGTTGATCGTGGTGTTCGCGTACACGACCGCCATCGAGTCAAAGTCGGTCTCTGCCGTCCAGCTGGTCGGAACTGCGCCCGAGCCGACCGCCGCCGGCGAAGCAGACTTGTCGAAGAAATCGGTGTAGACATCGTTGGGGGTGACAAGGGTGACGCGGTTCTGCAGCGCATCCACGTTCTCCACGATCAGCTGACGACGGCTGGTGCGGGTCTGAGAACCGATGGTTCCGGTGGAATCATTGGAGCGGACGCCAGTCGCCGGAACGATGAGGTCCACGCGCTGGCCACGGGTGAACCGGTGGGTCTCGAAGTTCGCCGGATTGAAGCGGATCTTCCAGTGGGTCGCCACGTTTCCCGCACTCGCGACTCGGATCACTTCGGCGTTCGAGGTGGTGCAGAGCCGGTACGAGCTGTTCTGGCTCAGGTACCAGTAGTTGCAGAGGGTGTGCGCCATGTTGCGGGCGAACGCCGTCAGCTTCGGGGCGACGACCTGATCGATGAGCGCCGGGGTCGCGTCAGCCTGCTTCTCACCGAGGGTGATCATCAGGTTGGTGACGAGCGACTTCATCGGAATCGCAAGCCGGTACGCGGTGGCGTTCGGACCCTCGCGCGGGCTCGGGTACGCCTGGTTCGTGTTCTGGGTGTGCATCAGCTGGCCGAGCGAGGTCGTGGTGTCACCGTAGAGATCCTGCTCGCCGTATGGACGACCCGGATCGATGACGCCGGTCAGGCTGCCCATGAAGAGCTTGGTGATCTTGAGGTCACGTCCCATGTCGCCGGAGTTGCCGACGCCCTGGCTGGTGACGACGCTGTCACGCCAGACCGGGTCGAGGCCCGCAAGGAACACCTTGAGGGACTTGTTGAGGACTTCCTGAATGCGGTTGGACTGCCGGTCGAAGATCGAGCCGGTTGTTGCGAATGGCATGTGTGTTGCCCTTTATTTCAGATTGCGGATTCACCGGGAGACGACGCCAAGGCCCGCTTGATGGTGTCCGAGGCGAATGCCTTGACATCCGACTCAACGTCGGTCAAGGACATCCCAGCCTTGTACTCTGGAGCGGGGATTGGCTTGGAGCGCAGAATCTCCTGCGCGTCGAGTCCAGTGACCGTTTCCGACGACCGACCGAGCTTGTCGATGTCGCCGATTACCGACCGGAATGTGCCCACGACGGGCTCTACTGCCTTCTCGACCTCCTCGGACATCCATGAGTCCTCGAAGGTTCCCGCAGTGGCACGACGAGCCTGCATGCGCTCCAGAGCGCGCTGCTCGAGTTGTGCTCGAAGCGTCTGCTCTGCCTGCTTCACGCCTTCGTCGCCCCGAGTACTGCGGGCGCTCTCGATAAGCCTCTGGAAGTCCGCATTGCTTTTCAACGCGGTATCCAGTTGGCGGTTCAGGTTTTCGCGGAGCTCGCGCACCCGCATCTTGTGGAGCTCAGCCCGCTGGGCCTCGAGCTCCTGCCGAAGGATCTGTTCACGTTCTGCGGTCATGGTGTCCTCTTGTTCACCCCCACTGGAATCTTCGATGTCGTCGTTCTCGTCCGGCAGGTCGGGAAGCTCGATCTCCTCGACTTCCTCCGGTTCCGGTTTCGGGGTGGGTGCCTGGCGGGTGGCCTCCAGGTACTTGCCGATCTGTTCGTCTTCGTAGCCCAGGTTCTCGAGCACGTTGCGGATTGCGTTCTCGCGGCGGTCCTGGGTGATGCCCGCCTGGAACAAGACGCCGACCTCCTGCAGATCCTTCTGCAGGGTGTCGTTGATCTCGACGGCCTCCTGCAGGTCCTTCCGGTTCTGCATGAGATCCGCCAGCGTGACCTCGGTTCCGTCTTCGAGCGTGATCTTCGTCGTGGGGTCCATTTACATCCCTTGCATCTGTGGGCCAGGAGCCTGCTGCTGCATCCCCTGGAGCTGGGCCATCTGCTGATCCAGCCGCCCCAGCATAGCCATATCGTCTGGATTGGGAAGGGCGTTCGGAAGTACCAAGCCCATAAAGCTCATCAGCGTCTTGTGGTACTCGATGAAGGCGTTCTGCACCTCGGCCGATGCAACCGCCATCGTCGGTCCCGCCATGAAGGAGTTGAGCACCCGGATCTGCATCTCGGGCTTCGTGGTCTGCGGCGTCAGCACCACCTGCCCCGGGCTCTTGCCGTCACCGTACAGGAGCAGGCAGTTCCGCACAACCGACTCGTAGGCCGACTGGTGCTCGTCGGTCCACATCGCGAAGTCCAGGCCCTCCTTCAGCGCAAAGAGCATGAAGGTGTCCGGGTCGATCTGGAACTGCTGCTGGAGCTGGAGGGCCTCCTGCTTGCGGGCCACCTTGCTCCGGGGGTTGATGTCCTTGATCTTGAACGACAGCTGCCCGAGCGACGGCAGCGGATTCTGCTCGAAGCTGACGGCCATGGTCTCGGGGTCAACCACGACGCCCGCGAGGTCCAGGGTCAGCTGGTCCACCGTGAACGTCTTCGGGCTGAACACAACCTCGCGCACCGTGCCGGCCAGCACCGCCCGGTAGCAATCGCCCCACGCCTGCTGCACACCGGCAGTGGGGGTGTTCATGGCGCGGTTCACCTGCTCGTCCAGGAACTGCAGGCCCGTGGCGGAGTCGACGCGGCCCTTCTCCGCGATCAGATCGCGGATCGGGTTGAGGCGGTCGATCTGCTGGACCGCGAATGCGCTGATCTTGCCGGGCACGTCGCCGGAGTTGAACGGCGTGATGTTGAAGGGACGGAAGCCCTCGCTGATCGGATCCGGTTCCCACGGGAACACCCGGAGCCCCTTGCCCACGTCGCGCAGCATCGTGTTCGCGTTGAACGAGCCGTGCGGCAGCACGAGGACGCCGTAACGGTCGATGTCGTGCACGTTCTTGAAGAGCTGCTTCTGAAGCTTCTCGGCTTCGCGGCACAGCGGGAACAGCAGGTCGAAGACACCGGCGCCGTGGAACGTGCCGTTCTCCATGAACCTGGCGAACCCAATCGGGCAGTAGACCTCCCGGCCCTCCAGGTCCTCGTCGTGGATCACGTACTCGCCGCTCGTCACGACGTAGCGGGTCACGGTGTCGCGGGGTCCCTTGAGCCAGAGCTCGCGGACCTTGACGACCTCGATCGCGTCGTACTTCGGATCCGAGCCCACGACCTTGCTGTCGGAGTACTCCACGTTGGAACCCATGGTGTACTCGTTGGCGGTCTGCTGCTCGAAGGTCTCGCCCGGCTTGATCGTGAAGTACTCCAGGCGGTCCTTGTTGCGGGTCACCTTCGGGCCGAACACGTCCTTCAGGTACTCCATGGAGACCATGCGCTGGCGCAGGAGGCCGCGCTGCTTCGTGTAGTCCTGGGTCAGGCTCGGGAACGGGAACAACTCCATCGGGTGCACGACCTCAAGGTCGGCGGTCATGCCTACCGTGGGGTGGTTGACCATGTGGCCGGTGATGCCGCAGGAGCCCAGGAGCGCGAAGATGTGATTGAACTGCGGGACCACGCGCTGGAGCTGGTGCTCCGAGACCACCTGGTCCAGCATGATCTGCGCGATCGACCGCTGGCGGATCGAGCTCAGCGAGGACCCGACGCGCTGCACCAGCGGCCTGTAGTCCAGCGAAGACAGGCGGCCGGAGATCTTGTCGACCGCGCTCAGGAGCTCCGAGGACTGGAACTCCATCTTCTCCTCGTCGTCGAGGTACGAGTAGCGGACGGTGCCGCTGACCGGATCGAAGACATCAAACTGACGGGCCCCCATCATGTAGTACAGGGCCACCAGCCACGTCGCCCGGCGGTACGACAGGCGGTTCTGCTCCCGTTCGCAGTGCTCGTCGATGATCCGAGCCAGCATCATCGGGTCTTTGGTCAGCTTGATCGGGTCGGTTGACATGTTTTACCTGGGCCTTCTTGGCCGCATATCCACCAGGGATCATGCGGACGGATTCCTTGACGGGAACATACTGCACGACGGTATCACGGGCCGGCGTGTCCACCCCCACTGAATCGAGTGGGCGGACCTGGACGGAGGGATGCCGGGGACCGTTGCCGTAGTAGGAGAGGCAGAGGATCCCTAACCAAGAATCGGAGATTGTGACGGTCTGACCCACCCCGCGATCCAACGGCGGTTCCTTCTCGACGGAAGCGCCGAAGTACCAGCGGGCCATCGCGTCGAACAGGGACTGGGAGACCGTGTTCTCAGATCTTGTTTGTCTTTGTGGTTGTTGGGTGTGGGGTTCGTGCATCCAAGATCTCGTGGATCTGCTGGGCGGTCAGGCTGTCGATATTGAGGCCTTCGCCGATGTGCCGGCCGTTGTCGAAGAAGTCGCCGTCCCGCAGGCGCTCGAACAGGCTCTTGTCGGCTGCGGCTCCTGGGGGCTTGGCCAGACGGCCCCGCAGGACGAACTGGGACATGGCGACGGCGTCGATGCAGTCGTCCTTCTCAAGGCCGCCGTCCTGGGCCTCGGGGTTGAACGACTCCACCTGGTCGAAGAGGTGGCGCCACGGCAGCTGGGACCGGCGCCAAAGGGGCAACTTGATCTTGCCGTGCTCGAACCGGAACTGGAGGCCGGCGATCTTGTCCTGCTTCTCCGCCATGCCGGGGTTCAGCTTGACGATCTTGGGCAGGTGGGCCACGCCGGCCATGTCGTTGGCGCGGGTGGAGACGATGGACTGGAGCGCGTTGTAGAGCGAGACGCCCTGGCGGATGGCCTCGGGGTGTACAGTGGGGCAGCGCCAGCGGTCAGCCATCTCGAAGGTGGCCCGGACCAGCTCAGACTCCTGGCCCTGGCGGGCCCAGAGGTCGAGGACGAACAGGTCGTTCTGCGGGGTGACGGCCATCAGGCACACGACCTTGAAGTCGGAGTCGCTGCCGGACGTGTGCGAGGTGTCCGAGGTCATGAAGGTGCGGCAGTAGGACCTAAGGAAGTCCTGGATCGGCATCCTCCGAAGCTCGTGGTTCTCGCCGTTCCGCTCGTACCAGCAGATGTGCGTAGTGGAGGACAGCGGCTGATCGAGATGGTCGTCGATCTCCTCGTACCACCAGCCGTGCTTCTGCTGGTCGAGTTCGCCGAAGAACGAGTCGGTGCCGTCGCCGGGGGACGCCATGTACTCGGAGGCGAAGTTGGAGCTACCGATGGTCTCGCGGATCTCCTCCAGCGACAGGGCCTCCTTGAAGCGGGGGCGGGTCTTGGCTTTCTCGAGACGCTCCTCCCGGGAGGTGGGCCACATGTCCGGCCAGCACGACATCAGCTTGCCATCGTCCTCGATCGCAGCGGGGATCACGAGACGGGCCCAGCGGTTGAAGCGGGCGTCCTTGGCAAGAAGGCCTTCGGGGGTATCTTCGGTCTGCATCGCATGCCACAGGTAGTGGCGCTTCGACACGAACGTGCCGACCCAGTCCACGCCGGTGTCAGGGCGCGTGACCATCGGGATCACGATCTTGAAGAGGAGCTCGTCCATGTAGGCGCGGAGCACCGACATCGGAGTCGAGGACTTGGGATCGTACTCGGGGTCGTCCAGCCGGTAGCGACGGGGACGGCCACCACGCTGCTTCGACGAGGCACTCAGGAGCCGGAGCCAGGACCCGTTGTTGAGGATCATGTGCTCGGTGCTGAAGGAGCCTTCGCCGCGGCGTGGAACGATGCGCCCATCGAACTCGGGTGAGAAGTCGTCGTGGATCCGCTGGTTGTGAATCAGCTGGCGCTTGATGCGCTCACCGACCTCGCGCGCGTTCGGGTGCGTGGAGGTCGCGTACACGAAGGAGTAGGCCGGCCGCGTGATCAGGCGGAGCAGCATGTCCTTGCAGTTCAGGTAGGATTTCGCGGAACCACGGGGAGCGACGGCCGCCGTCAAGCGGTACGAGGCCCACTGCCGCAGCAGCACCCAGTGGAAGTCCGGGGTCTCCAGGGGCGTGTCGTCGTAGAAGAGCGGGTTGAAGTCGGCGTCGTCATCGGGCCAGAGGTAGTAGCGGTCGAACCACCACACGGAAGCCACGAGGTTGTTGCCACGGACCTCGAGATCGTCCTCGTGAAGAAGCCACTGGCGGCAAGCGTTGACCCGAGCCAGACGCTGACCATCCTTGGTGAGGGTGTCGTAGTCCGGCGGTAGCGGGTAGTTGTCGTTGCCTTGCTCCCGGCTCTGGATCCGCTTGATCTCCATCACTCGGGCTCCGGCCGGTACAGGATCAGCGGAGTCCCGGGGCCGACGTAGGCGCACTCGATGTTGAAGCTGAAGAACTCGGAGGCGTCCTCGTAGCCCATGTCCTTCGACAGGATCTCGATGATGCGCTCGGCGTCGTACACGACCAGGGCGGGAGACCCCCACTGAATCGCGTAGCCGATGATGGCGTCGTCCATGCCGTCGATGAACATCGCGGCCGGGTTGATGTTCTCGATCTCTTCCTTGATGGCGGGAACGTACGAGACCTTTCGGATCATCTGGCGGAGACGCTTGATCGTCTCGATGGCCTCGTCGATGGTCGAATGGTCGTCAGACGGGTAGTACTCCCTCATCACTTCCAGGCGGTGTTCGATGTCTCCCACGGGCATGTTCCCTCCTCTCGAGATCAATGGTTGATAGTGTCAGCCCGATGCGGACCATGTCGGCGAGACTGTGGTAACGACCGGTGGAATCGCTGTACTTGGCGCAGAGCGACCGCAGATCCCGATGGGTTTGCTCGTCGACCCTCAGGGTCCTACTGGGGGCCCGAGGCACGGATGGCCCCCTCTGCGTAGAGCTGCGATGACGCCAGGAAGCAGAGCGCCGCAAACAGGTTGGTGGGATTGACGGCGGCGGGGGAATGGACCCAGAGGCGGGAAGCCACCTCGCGCCACTTCTCCTTGAGCCGGGACCCGTCGGAGACGCAGAGTTCATTGCGGATCTCGCGTCCGAAGTCGGACGCCCGTCCAACCACGCGGTCAAGCTCGATGATGCCGATGTCCTCCAGCGGAATCGCCCCCCACGAAGCGAAGTCCTCGTTACGCATCTGCTGCAGGCGCTGCTCCAGATGATCCAGGGTCTGCGGGTGGAAGGACCCGTTTCGCGATCCCCGAATTGCCGGGGAGGTTGAATCCTCGGACCTGGGAGAGGAGCCGGGATTCTGAGCGGGTCTGCTCGATGAGGGTTCCGTCTTCTTCATGGGATACCATTCTAACCGATCCGGTCGAGATCATGCCGTTCACTTCCGCAATTTCTCGTGTACGCCTATGCAATCTTTGCAGGGCGGCAAGTCTCGTGTTGTCCTCGAGCGAGTTGCGGGCGATGTCGATGTACATCGCGAACTCCTCCTCGATGTCGAATCCCGATCGCCTGATGGCCGCAGCCGCCCCGTCGATCGAGAACATCGAACGGATCACGTCCTCGCCGTTCTCGATCTGTTCCTTGGGCTTAGACATCTGAATCCTCTCTCGTGAACCCGGTGACTGCAAGGCCGGCGGCCAGTGCTGTTACCAGGAACATCGGAATATTTGGCGCAGTGCGTCCCAGCTGCTTCAACACTTGAGCGGTTCCCTGCTCCAGCCGCTTGAGGTTCGTCGCGCGCGCGGGCACTCCCTCGCTCATGGTCTTGGTCACAGGATTGACCACGCTCTTGACTCCGCCCTCCGCAGCAAGCGTCGCCTTCGATGCCCGTCTCGGGGCTTGGAAGGTCTTCTGGCTCCGGACCCACTGGATCAAGTATTCGTCAACGCCTCGCTTCATGTCTTGGAAGCGCAGGCGAACGTACTCCGCCCGAGGATGTCCGTCTTTGATCGCACTGAGAGCCGTTTCGCGAATGTCCTTGCGAACTGCGTCCAGATGCCGAGTTCCGAACGGCTCCATACCCTGGCGGAACGTCTTCTTGAAGGAGTTGTTCACGGACTCCTGGATCACGTCCTTGGGCACATTGATCTTGGGCATCTTGAGCCCAGGAGTCTGGCTCGGAGGATCCTGATTGAAGACATCGTCGAGGAAGCTTTCAAGCGCGTTGCGATAAGCCACTGATGCTTCGCGGAACTTAGCCTTGGAAGACGTGGCCTTGGCCAGTTGCAACTCTGATTGGGCGACACGCTCGCGGTCAGCCATCACCCCCTCGACCAGCTTGCGGCTGAACGGGTTGAGAGGCTGACCCTTGTTGATGAACTGCTCCTCGAACTGGACCCCGAAGATGTCGGTGTCGCTCTTGAGGCCGAGGCCGGCGAGCAAGTGACCCTGGCCCTTGGTTCCAAAGCCAAGCTCAAGTCCACGGACGTGCTCGGATAGTGGTGCACCCATCACGTACGCTGGGTCTGGACGGGCCACCTGAAGACCCAGGCGCGCAGCGTGGCGACCGACGGAACGGTCAGCTACCTGGCGGGTGAGGTCCATGGACGCGGATTCCGGCGGCAGATTGCGGCCCATCAGGTAAGCCATGATCATGTGGGCATCACGGACATTGAGCTCTGAGGTGGCGACGTTTGGATTTGCCAGGCCCATCCGAATGGTCGTGCCAAGTCCTTGGGTTCCGAACTGGCGCAGGGCGTGACCCAGGGTCGAGACCTGCCGCTCGAACTCTCGGGCATGGCGCTGCTTGAGAGCTGGCATGGCCGCGCGAGCCTTCTCCAGGCTGTCCTGAGTGCGGCGCAACTCGTCCATGTACTCGGGGCTGTCGACGCGCCCGAACCACGGGACGATCCGCGATTCCAGGATCGGAAGGTCCGGATCAAGCTTGATCCGAGTGCCCTGTCCGAAACCGGACCTGGACATCGGCGTCACATCTAGGGCATACTGGAAGTTCTGTTCCAGCTCCGGCAGCAAGGTGGTTGCCTTCGTGCGCGCCTGCCTGCGGAGGAGCTGCGGATTGGGGTACTTGAAACCCTCCTTGGGGAGGAACATCTCCCCCGGCCGAACCGGACGATCAAGCGATAGCTGATTCAGATCATCCGGTTCGGCCATGGGTCACCCTCACTTCTTGGGGGCGGGCTTCGCCTTGGCGCGCATGGCGGCGAACGGGTTCTTCTTGGCGGCGCCCTTGGACGGCTTGCCCTTGGCTGCGGCCTTCATCATCATCTTGTTCTTCATGACACTCTCCTGGTTGGTTCCGCAACAGGCGGAACATGTTGATCAGATTGTAACTAGTCTCCGCCGGGAAGCAAGATCGACAACTTGATCTCCATCTGCTTCGCGGCTTCCTTCTCGGCCTCGCACTCCTCGCAACCGTAGCCGCACTCCTCGCACTCGCCCTCCTCGTCCAGCTTCTCGCCGCACTCAGGGCACTTCTTGGGCGCGTACTTGGAAGGCTTCTTCGGCTTCGCATTCAGTGGGGGTAGCATGTCAGCAGTTCCAGGCCCGAAGGCTCTTGTTGATGCGGGAGTTCGGATCGTTCGCGGTCTTGGAGCTCGTGAGCTTCTTCTTCATGCCGCGCATTCGGGCGCAGAAGCTGTTGCGCCGGGGGCCGCCCTCGGGCTGCGGCGCCTTGAGGTTGCCGCCGGTCGCCTTGTTGTAGGCCGACCGGCCGGCCTCGCTGAGCCCGCCCTTTGGGTTCTTGTGGACCGCCTTGAAGTCGAACCGCTTCTTCTTTGCAGCCATCACTTGCTCCGCTTCTTGGGGGCCTTCTTCGGGAGGGACTTCATGTTGGGCGTTTCCTTCGCCCACTTCTTGGCGGTCTTCGGCATCTTCGAGAACATGTAGCCCTGCTGGGCCTTCGACTTGAACGGCATGTCAGGTCCTGGGGTTGAGGAGGTTGAGCATACGGCGGGCGGCGTCACGGGACTCGTCGATGGTGCGCTGCTCGAGTTCGATGCCGTCCATGACGCGGGCCTTGTTGATCTCCTCGATAAGCATCGGGAGATTCTTCTCGATGTACTCGCGGGTCACGGAAGTTGCCTGGTGACGGGCGGGCTTTCGGCCCTTCGAGATCTGCTCGCAGCCCGGCACGAGGAAGTCCGGTTGGCCGAAGCGGCAAGCGGCCCACATGCCGATCCGGAACATGTGGAGGTTCACGAGCCAGTCCTCGTGGATGTGCAGCATGGGTACGCCCAGCTGCCGGCACAGGCGACGGAACCCCTTCGGAGTCATCTGGAGCTCGTCACAGAACCGAGACTCATGGACCCACCGGAGTCCGCCGCCGAGGCTGAAGGACATGCCCTTGCGCTTCTTGCTCACTTCTTCCTCCGCAGCACAAAGGCTCGTGGACCACTCAGGGACTCATTCTCTACCACCTGCTCTTCAACAGCACCGAGCTTGCGCCAGACCTTGAGTGCGTTCGGCATGGACCCTGCTTCCTTGGATGTCCCCGAGGATCCGATGTCGACATACTTGGAGACCTCCTTCAAGAATGCCGGGTAAAGACCTTTGTTCTGTTCGTAATGGTACAGGTTCACCCCTGGCCAAGAAGGCTGGTACATCCTGTTGGCTGGGTTCCACACAAAAACAATCTGCCCCCCCATTTTTCCGGTCTCTGGATTGACGACACCGTAAGCCAGCATTCCTTCGGCACGGGCTTCCGGCGTACCCATCATGCGAACCGCTTTGAAACCTTGCGGAAGCGGGATGGTCAAAGGTATCTGGGAGGCTTCCTTAGGTACGGGGGCTGGGCTGTTGGACCCAGCCCCTACTGAGGGTTTGCCTTGGATTCCTTGGTGGGGAGCAGGCCCTGCAGGTACTCAAGAACGTCGGAGTCGGTGACCTGGCCCTTGCGGTCCTTGGCAAGGAGTGCACGGGTATCCTCGACGACCTTGGTTCCGTAGGCCTTGAGGGCCTCGGTGACGGACTTGCGGGACTGGGCCTTCTGGCCAGGAGCCGGGGTAGCGCGTGGTTTGACCGTGGTGGCCTGTACCGTGTTGCGGCCGACCGTGGTGCCGCTGGGTTCAGCGAGCGGGATCGGAGCTTCAGCTGCCGGTTTCGGTGTTGCCGGCTTGGCAACTTGAGCAAGAGCCGTTTCGGTGGCCGGAGCCGGGGCGGTAGCGGGCTTGGCTTCGGGGGTGCTGGTGGCAGGCTGGTTGGGCTGGAGAACACCGCGATCGATCAGGTTGTTGATGATGTCGGTGACTCGATCCTGTTCCCGGAGCTCGCGAACACGGGCGTCTGACCTACGGACACGCATCTGGCCTTCGGTTGCAGCGGTGCCTGGGCCCTGCTCTCTTCCGGTGGGAGACGCCGGAACACGACCGCCTTGCTCAGTGCGGCGCTGGGCCGTGGGGTTGTTGATGTCCCCCGGAACATTCTTGACCCTGACGGTCGGAGCCGTGAAGCTTTCGTCGGCCGTCTGCACAGGGCCGATGGGGCGCATTGGTCCCTGGCGGGGTCCACCGGTGTTTGTCGGCAGATCGCGGGGCGTGACGCCCGGCATGGCCTGAGGCGCCGGCATGTCCATGACCTGGCCAGGGTTTCCAGGGATCACTGTCACAGGCTTGGCGGGACGGCCTGGGGTGACATCCATCACGTTGGGGTTCATTGCGCCAGGTCCACGGAACGTCGGCGGGGTCTGGCCGCGGAGGGTGGGGTTGTCGATGACGCGGGTGCCGGGGGCCGTCATGTTGGGGGCGGCACTGCCCCGCATGGCGGCGCCAGCACCAAGGGCGTCGAGGAGCGCGCCCTGCATCCCGGCCTGAGCCTCGCGGGCCTGGATCATGCGGAGCTGTTCCGGGGTGGTTGCCATGGCTCGCTCACGGGCGATGGCGTCGGCCGGCAGGCTGGTACCGAGAAGGCCGCCGGGGCCAGCGATCGTCTGAAGCACTGGGTTCTGGGTCAGGTCGGTGAATCCCTGGGCCAGGTTGTTGAAGCCGTCCATGGAGAAGAACGACGCCGGAGGATTCAGCCGGTCGATCTCCGCAG